GAAGAAAATCAATTAAAACCTATTGGTTTCCATATGGGATTATTTGTTTATCCAACAAGATTTTCTGCGTTAGTAGCAGAACCATTAGCAAAAACAATATCAAAGGTTAAACTTGGTATTATGGAAGGTTATTGTCCTGTTGATATTACAGATGAATATTTTGAGGGAACTGGTGATGTGTTAGAAAGATTTAAGGTTCGTGAAACATTTGTTATTCCAACAAAAGAAATACAAGAAACAGCACAGAGAGTTCTTGATTGGACTGAAGAAAATGGTTGGGGTGATTGTGGAACTGCTGTTGGAAAGACAAGAGCAAACCAATTAGCAAAGGGTGATAATTTATCTATTGAAACTATTACTCGTATGTATTCTTATTTGTCTCGTCATAAAGTAGATTTAGAAAGCTCAAAATCTTATGAAATGGGCTGTGGTCGCTTAATGTATGATTCTTGGGGCGGTGAAGCCGCTTTATCTTGGGCTGAAAAAGAAATGAAAAAAGCAGTAGAAATGAATATCAAGTTTTCTAGTGATGAGTTTAGAGGTGATATTACAGCAGTAGTATTTGAGCCAGATACTCACATCTATCGTTATGATACAGAGACGATGTCCCCTTATTATGTCTTTATGAGTAAGGAAACAATCCGTAAAATGTTGATGAAGATTTCAAGGTTAAAACCAAAAAACCTAATCAACTTGGAACATTCCGGTATGGTGTTTAGTGGTGATGATGTTTATACCTACGAGAATTGGATTGTTGGAGATAATCCTTTAATGGATAAATCTTATGAAATATTCGGTAGAGAAATGAAACCTGGTACTTGGATTACAACAATTCATTTTAGAGATAAGAGATTATTTGATGAGTTTATTTTAAGTAATAAAACATCGGGTATTTCTTTGGAAGGTTTATTTGAGGAAGTCCCTTTTAATTTCTTTGATATTAAAAAGGAAGATTTTATTGAACCAAAACCAGGTCAGTCAAAAGAGGACTATATCGCAGAGTGTATCCCTTACGCAATTAAAGAAGGTAAGACACAAGACGAAGCTGCTGGTATGTGTTATGGTATGTGGGATAATAAGTTCGTGGATATTGAGGAAGAGGATATGATGGAAAAGAACGCAGAAGAACTTGTTAAGATGTTAGAAGAATTACTAAAAGAAATGGATAAAACACTATAATTAGTGTTTGCTCCATATATTTATAAATAAAATAAACAATAACTAATATTATGAAAAAAAATATTGAAATATTACAAAAAGTCGCTGACTTGGTAGGTTTTAAGTTTTCATCAGAGGTAGTATCATTAAAGTTTGCTGAAGTAGAATTAGATGGTGGTTTAATCATCACTAACTCAACTGAAGGAGATTTTATGGTAGGAGATACAATCAGTATCAAAAATGATGATGGAACTTTTACAATCGTAGGAGCGGGAGAACACAAATTAGTTGATGGTCGTATTTTCATTACCGATGCTGAAGGAAAATTAGCAGAGATGAGAGATTCTATGATGGAAGAACCTGTTATTGAAACAGAAGATGCCAAATCAGAAGAAATGGAAAGCACGAAAATTGAGGAATTAAAAGCAGCAATACACGATGTATTGTTCGCATTTGAGGCTCAATCAAAATCTATCAACGAGTTAAGAGCAGACCTTGAATCGTTCAAGAAGTCGGCATCACACAAACCTCTTAAAGAGGATAAAATTGTTTCTACTAATTTCTCTGACGCTCGTTATGAGGTGTTAAAAAGTATGAAAGAAGCAAACAAAAAATAAAAATAAAAATAAATTAAAAAATTATGAAACAATTTAATTTTGATTTTGATACAAATGGTTTATCCGATTTCTTAAATGCTAATGCGGATTTATTATTACACAAAATCGTAATGGATACTGTAGAAGCACAATACTACAAAGTTATTCCAAATATCAAATATGGTGAGTTAATCCCGGTATTTGAGACAGGTGATATTGATACTATCGCTTTCCCTGGCACATCGTGCCAATTCACAGGCGGAACAATCGCATTAACAGAGGTAGAATTAAAGGTATGCCAATACAATATCCAAAAGAACTATTGTATTGACGAATTGAATAGAACAATTATGTCTATTAGATTACAACCTGGTTCTTACGGAGAGAGTGCTGGACCTGGTGTTGAAGAAGCATTTATGGCAGACATCTCAAAGAAGGCAAATGTTTATATGTCTAGAAAGTTCTGGAACGGAACTATTGCGGCTGATGGTTGTTCGGGTATTATCGAGCAATTAGAATCAGCAGCACTTTCAGGTTCAGTAGTAAATGAAACATATACAGCTATGACCCCTGCTAACTCTGTAGCAATTACTAACGCTTACATCTTGGCTTTACCTGATACATTAAAAACCATTACTACAATTATGGCTCTTAATCATTCAGATTTTCAAGCATTACAATTAGGTTTAAGAGACCAAAACTTATTTAACTTTAACCCAATCCAATTAGCGAACGGACAAATGGCAATTCAGATTCCATTTACAAACACTATCGCTATTTCTTGTGAGATTGCGGCAGGTTATATGTGTTTAACTAATCCCGAGAACTTTTTAATTGGCACAGATTTAATGTCCGACATAACTGGGCCTATTTCTTGGTATTCACTTGATTTTCAAGAGAATAGAATTAAATTGGCGGCAAAGTTCGGTGGGGCTGTAAGTTTCGGTTCTCAAGTAGTATTTGCTTCTTAATAATAAAATAAACTAAAAAAACAAAACAAAAATATTATGAGTAATTGTGTAATCACAAATGGCTTACAACTTAACAGTTGTGCTAATAATGTTCCGGGTTTAGATGGTATTTGGGTACTAACCTCAACAGGAACTACTGATGCTTTAGCGAGTATCACTTATGATGTTATTGGTATGGTTGATGCTCTTTCAGGAGCGACAGCAGGTTTAGAGTTTAAGAAGGTAGATATTGTGAGAAATAGTTCGGCAGCATTAAATGAAGAAACATCTATCAATTTAGAATCGTTAGGCTTCTCATTTAACCCGACTTTAATTTTCACTATCCCTGGTTATTCTCAAGAAAATACCAATTTATATCAAGAAATCGTAAAAAATACTGCTTCGTTCTTTATTGTAAAATTAAAGACAGGTAGATTCTTTTTCGTATCTCCTTCAGGATTGTTTGTATCTTCGGCTACAATCGGTTCAGGTTCATTACCAGGAGATTCTCAACTATACACTTTGACCTTAACGGGTAATGAGAGCATCAGTATTCCAGAAATGGATATTACAACTACCTTAACTGCGTGGTTGGCTGCGAACTCAAACATCGCTATTGATAGAGAGAACTAAAAATAAAACTTGAAAGGTTTAATGGGGGAGGTAAAAACTCCCCCTTTTTTTCATATGTTAGAAGTAATAAAAAATCTCAAAGTTAGACGAGATAATTTATATGTGCCAATAACAAGTTATAGAATACAAACTATGCTTGTTGATTTTAAGAAGTCAGACATAACCATAAATGTTGATTTTTTTAGAAATGATATACTCCTATTTTCAAGGGGTTATTTATTTAATGAGAAGGGAGATGTTGATGTGGATATACTAATAGAAAAAACCCATAGAATAATTGATGGCAATAATAAATAAAAAGTTCAAGACATTAGAGAGTGAATATTTTGAGGGTGGAAAAATCTATAACTATGGAGGCTTCGTACCACCAATTTTATTTCCTGAACCAAGCGCAACTCCCACGCAGACGCCAACTAAAACTCCGACCCCTACGCCAACGATTACTCCAACAAATACCATAACCCCAACTAAAACTTTAACTCCTACGCCTACCTTAACACCAACTAATACACCAACAAATACTAATACACCAAGTATTACTCCAACAAATACTATCACACCAACCATAACCCCAACACCAAGAGAAACACCAATACCTTTATTTGTTGCTGGAGCATCTAGAAACATGATAAACAGATTAGGTTATTCTTATGATGGTATAACTTGGTCTGCTTCTACAAATGGTAATAGTTTATTTAGTGGAACTTCCACAACTGTCGGTGGTATAATATATAATGGAACAAAATGGTATGCTTGTGGTAATTCTGGTAGTACTCCTCCATTTACCTCAATAATAACATCTTCTTATGATGGAATAAATTGGCAATCAATCAACTCAAATATAAATAATTTTTACGGTGGTACTACATATCCAGGTTCTTTAATATTCACAGGAAGTAAATATTTTACTATTGCTACTGGTAGTTCTGGTGCTTTATCAAGAATAAATTATTCTTATGATGGTATAACTTGGTCTGCTTCTACAAATGGTAATACTTATTTCCAAAATTATATGAATACTATTGCTTGGAATGGTAGTGATTTATTTGTTGCTGGTGGAACTCATAGTGGAGCAAATAATAGAGTTGCTCGTTCTTATGATGGTATAACTTGGTCTGCCACGAGTAATGGTAATAGTGTTTGGACTATTTCATTAAATAGAGTTGTTTGGAATGGAACTATGTGGGTTGGTGGTGGAAGTGGAACAAATAGAATAGGATATTCTTATAATGGTAATAATTGGAGTATTGCTACATCTGCTAATAGTATTTTTACAGGAAATACTATAGGTTTAGCATGGAATGGAACATTATGGGCTGCCGCTGGTAATCGTGGCGTGGGATATTCTTATAATGGAATAAATTGGTTTGCCTCACCTAACGGACAAAGTTTAATTGGTTCTACAGGATTTGGTTATGATATTGTTTGGAATGGAAGTATGTTTGTTATGGCAGTAATTTATAGTGCTAGTGCCGCCACAGTAAATGCTCCATTATATTCTTATGATGGTATAACTTGGTCTGCTTCCACAAATGGTAATACAATATTTAGTGGAACACCTACTAGTTATGGAACAACTGTAATCAATTCTCATCCAGCCCCTAATCTTTATCCCCCGATATATTTATAACAAATGATATACATAGAACAAAACGCAAACAATCAAATATTCGTAAATGTTAGTGAGTATAAAACATTATCATCACCAACTTATTTGTGGAGGATACAGAACTCACAATCTTTAATTTATACGAGTTTTATTCCTTTCAACATAACAGATACTTACCCATCAAAGTATGCCAACAAGTATGATGTATTTGAGTTTAACACAAATAAAAATCAACCTGTAAATTATATTGCTTCTGGGGCTTCTGCTTGTAATCTACATTTGGAGGACAACAACCAATACTGGGTTGGGATATACGAACAATCATCACCAACAAACTTAAATGTGGATTACACTACAGCTAAATTACTAACATCTTTAGCATTTATATTTGTTAGTAGTAATAGTATTTTCTATTCGGGTAATCCTGCTCTTACAGCAGATAATGTAATTTATTACAGAACATAAGACAAACTTAAAGATATTTATACATATATGGACGATAAAAAATCAAATTATTCATTCAACACTTACAATATTCCTCGTATCAATCGTATTGATACAAGAGAAAATGTTGAGATAGAAAGACGCCAAGATGCTTGGATTAACTGGGGTAATATCAATAATGACTATCCACAATTCTTATTACAACTAAAAACAGCATCACCCATTATGTCCGTGTGTATTGATTCCAAAGTCAATATGGGTATTGGTGATGGTGTTGATATAGAAGGTCTCGGTAATGTCCTTGTAAATCGTTTTGAGACCATTTCAGAGTTGTATTACAAGATACTTTATGATGTGAATATTTTTGGAGGGTTTGCTCTTGAGTGTATCCCTTCTCGTGATGGAACAAGAATAGAAAGTATTTACCATTTACCATTTCAGAATATCCGTGTTGGAAAAGACGATGATGACGATAAGACAGATATGGAACTTGACTGGTTTTATTATTGTGAAAATTGGTCTGCGTTTAGAAAAAAGATTGTTAAGTTTCACGGATTAGATTTAACCCGTAATGAAGGACGACAAATCTATTATTGGAAGTCATATATTCCAAGTGATAATAAACATTATCCGGAAACTCCATATCAATCAGCAGTAAATGCCATCGTTCTTGAAGCAGAGATATTTGACTTTCACAAAAGAAATATTGCTACATCACTTATGCCAAATCTGTTTGTTTCGCTTATTGGAGACCCTACCCCTACTGAAAAACAAGAGGTATATGAAGAGTTGGTTAGGTCATATCAAGGAAAGTTCGGAACAAAAGTTATGTTGTCTTTTTCAGATTCATCAGAGGAAAGACCGGTGATAGAACCAATCGCTAATAGTGGTAATGATAATTTTTATCTTGAGGTTTTACAAATGTCCGTTCAATCCACACTAACAGCGTTTCAGATAAGTTCGCCCTTATTATTAGGCATTCAGACATTCGGGAGTAATCCATTTTCACAAAACGCAGATGAGTTAGTAGTGGCAACAAATCATATGTTAGAGTTCGTTATTAAACCGGCTATTACAAAAATGAATATGGGATTACAAAATGTATTATCGTTGAAATACAATCAACCAATTAAAATTATAAACAAGTTTCACAAACCAATCTTAAACTAATATGATATACTGGATTAGTACTGACTATGTCTTAAATAATTTACCTGTTGAATATTCTTTATTGTCGGGTAATATATTACCTGCTTTACAACAGGCACACTTTATTAACGCAAGAGATTTACTTGGTGATTTATTATACGACCAAATAAACTTATTGATTACGACAGGGGATATTAACGACCCAAGTAATTTGGATTATAAGTTTTTGTTGGATACATATTTGACTGATGTTGTTTTATATTGGACGCAAGTTTATATGACTACAAACTTATTGGCAAAATATGCTAATCGTGGTTTATCAACTGAAACAAGTGAGTTCTCAACTAATGCTGACTTATCTTTGTATAGAACATTAAAGAACGAGTTTATTGAACTTGCTGGTTATTATTCTCAAAGATGTAAGGACTGGTTATATTTTAATCAAAACTTATATCCAGAATATCAATATTTTATCCAAAACGGATTACAACCTGCTAATCCAAGAGACAAGTATAAATCAGGTGGTTTAATCTTGGACGCAAGACCTCGTTTCTCTTGGAATAATATGTGTTGGTATTAGACCTCTGGTTAAACGATAATATTAAAATGATACAATCTATTACCTCAATATAGATAGTGTCTTAAAACTCATTAAAATAGGTTCTACTATGAATTATTTACCAGACTACAAGCGTGGAGAAAGTTTAATTGGATATTCTGCTAGATGTTCTACTGGCAGAGATTTAATTACTGCTGTTCCTTCGGTTCAGGCACGACTTGATATTTGTAAGGAACACGCAAATCAAATGAGGGACGCTATGCGTCAGCCCTTCACATCTACATCAAAATTGAGTAGAAAAAAATAATTCATAATCATTTCACTTTTTTTAATATTACAATATATTTATTATTGTAGTTAAATACTACTCACTTGTCGTAATAATTCTCGGGACTTATAAAGGACAACCATAACCATTCAGGTTATAAAGTGAAAAGGAACCTTGCTAAATACCAGATTATACTGGGGGGCTGGGGGGACTTATCACTTTTCCATTCCCTTCAGGGAATTAAAGTATTAAAAGAAACTAGCATTCAGATATTTAATCTAGTCTAGTAGAGAATAAATAAGTAAAATTATTTAAGTTTAATTAAGTCCCGAACTATATTAAACCTCTACTAGACTAGATTTTTTTTATTTAATAATAATTTATATTTTATTTGACTTTTAATAATATTGTTGTATATTTATGTATATGAAATTAAAAAGTATATTATTAAAAGAAGAGATACACGATGAAGCAAGGCTCTATTGTGTAGAGAAAGGATTAGTCCTTAAAACCTTTATTGAAAGGTTAGTTAAAAGAGAATTAGATTTATTAAAAACTAAAGTGGGAGACAAAAATGAGAAACTTATTATCAGCAACAGAACAAGCGAGGAATAAAAGATTAAAAGAATTATTCAACGAAAGACAGAATAAAACTAATGTTCCACAACCACCACCAATTACTAATACTTGTTTTTTAACCTATGAAGAATTAGATAGGGTTAAACAATTAGTTAAAGAAGGTATGAGGAGAGATGAAGCAGTTGGAAAAGTATTAAATAATTTATGAGAGATTTAACAAATATTCCGGAAAGATTCCATATCTTATTTACAGATGTAAGTTGGAGTAGTGGAAATGAAAGTAAGATGGGAGCATTACAAAGGAGTAATATAAACCAGTTATATTTGGAATATAACAAATGGAGTATAGAACAAATTATAAACCCTCCTTCAACGAATAATGAAGAAGAAGTAGTAAAAGGTTTTATCAAGGATTAGTTATTTAACTTTAAGAAAAGAATAATATATTTATTGTAGGAAGGGGGTATGTCTTTTATTTAATAATGCTCCCACATTTATTAAATTATATTCTTGTATTTAATTTTTTTTTAACTCATATCTATAAATCCCCCTTCCTTTTTTAATATGGCATCAAATCTATTAGTAAGAAAAAAACGAGTATCAACTGAAGGTGAGTGGGAATATGAATGTGCCATTTGCCTTAACTGGTTCCCAAAGGTTAGTTTTTCTGGTTGTCGTAAAGCAGTTGATGCTTATGCTAATTGTTTATTATGTAAAAAGTGTAAGCACGGAAAAATTAAAACTATTAAAGAAGATAATGTTGAAAGATTAAAAAATGAGATATTAACTGATATGGGGTTTTTCAACTACAAAGATAGTAATGAGTGGTACGAAGCAAAGAAAATACAACATAGTAGAAACAAGTAATATTTATTGTTTATGAACGAAGGAATTATTTTAATCATATCAAATGCTTTAACTGCTCTTGCCTCATTTTTTGTGGGTAGGAGAAAGTCAGTAGCCGATAGTGATAATGCGATATTGAATAATCTTGCTACATCAATACAGATTTATCAAACTATAATTGAGGACTTGAAAGAGGAGATACACCAACTTAATATCAAGGTAGAACAACTTGAAAAGAAAGTTGATTTTCTTACAGAAGAAAACACTAAATTACGAGGATACGGAAAAACATTATAGTATGACCGATATTGATATTGAAAATATTGACGCAAAAGATTTATTCAAGGTTGATGTTGAAGTAAGAAAAAAGATTATTGAAAGTGGTGTTGAGGTGTTATTAAACAACGCAATACTAACCAGTAAAACAACTAATATAAAATTATCAAAGGTTCTCAACGATACATTAGCATCTATTGAGTTTCATTTGGAAATGTATAAAGAAGACGAAAATTATGAACTCTGTTATTATATGACGGAATTACAATTTGGATTATTAAAGAGAATAAATCAGGCACAACAAATATAATAATGGCAGAATACGATATAGACATAGATGGCAATTTCTATAAAGATGGAAAGAAGGGGAAACAATCCAACCATAACAAAGGATATAAAGTTATTTCTATGGGAGGTAAAATGAAATATATTCATAGGTTATTGGCTGAAAAATATATTCCAAATCCAAATAACTATTGTTGTGTAAATCACAAGAACGGGGTTAAACACGATAATAGAATTGAGAACCTTGAGTGGATTACCAACAGAGACAATTTAGAACACGCAAGATTAAATGGTTTTTCAGAACCAAAACAATTAGGTATTCCATCATTTACTAAACAACAGGTTTATTATATTTTAGAACAACGAGACGCTGGCAGGACTTATGTTAATATTGCTAAAGAAATGAATAGAGATGGTAAGACAATTTGGAGAGTGTGTAATGGTAAATCATATAAAGATTTTTTAGAACAAAGAACAAATGTGCTCTTGTAAAATGACCCCACTACAGAAAGTGGAACGCAGGCTCACTAGTTCAGGTTGGAGTAGATTAGCCAATTCAGAGTTGGCTATTGTTGATGAGTTTATTTTTTCCAAATTGGGAATCAGACCTTCATCACAAGAAGATAGACAAAACAAATATGGAGACGCAAAATCAAGAAAATAACGAAGAGCCAAAAAAGAAACGAGGATACATATTTTCTCGTAAGCCTAGGAACCAAGAAAAAACTACCAATAAACAGAATTGTTTGTTGAAACAAATAGCGGCTGGTAATAGTATTAACGAATCAAGCAAGTTTTGTAAATGTTCTGCTGTATCTTACCATAGATGGAAAAAATACGACGATGTGTTTGGAAAGAAAATTGACGAGCAGTTCCAATTAAAATTAGAATTGGCAGAAGAACTACTTATGAATCAAATGAAGGACGACCCGAATCTCCTTCAGTTTTTCTTGAAACATAGACACACAGAATACAAACAAAAACAATCAATAGAATTGAACCATAAAGGTCTTGACGAAATCGTTGTAAAGGTTATATTACCTGAAGAATACCAAGCCGAACAAAAACCTACAACTGTATAATTGTTCTATACGCCATTATAAAGAAATTATCAAAGAGGTTTTAAGGATAGACAGAAATGTTTATCCTTTTTTTTTTATTCTTATATTTATAATATTATGACGGGAGCAACATTTAGATTTTATAAAAGACATAAGTTCATCATCGGAATCATCGTATTCACAAATGGGGACGCTGGCATCAATTCTTACCTTCTCAACACAATCCCCCAACTTACCAAAGATAGTTCATTACAGGACATCTATGAGAGTTTTAGACACCACGAAATCAATATCAACTTTCTTGAATTATTATACAACAAACAATCCAAGACAAAGGGTATAGATGTTTGGGCTTTCACAGAGAATATGAAAAGTTCTACCATATGGAAGAAACTACAAATACCTTATGGTGAGTATGATTACAAAATAGAATTGGGTAGAAGTAATAAGATTAAAATAAACTATAAAGACACAACAGAATATTTTACTATGGAGAATCTATGGAAAGTTGATAGATGGATTCAAGATGTAAATGATGAGTATGATTGTGATTGTAAAGATAAAACAATTTAGATGGCTAAAACAAAAACATTAAAGAACGCTAGAACAACTTTCGGTAAAAGAAAAAAAGGGGTTCATAAAAAGAAGGTGAATAAAAGAACACCAAAGACCAGCAAATATGCCGGACAAGGAAGATGAAAAGAACAATAGCAAAAAATACATTATCATTTACGACATCAAAAACTATGATGTATTTAAGAACCCCAACTGATATATGGGAATCAATATCAAAAGAGTTTAACTTTACATTAGATGCTTGTGCTTCAGATGAGAACCATTTGTTAGAAAAATATTACACAAAAGATAATAGTTGTTTAGATAAAGATTGGACTGGTGAGGTTGTTTATTGCCACCCTCTATTTGATATTTACATCGGCAAGTTTGCTGAAAAGTGTTATAAAGAAATGATAGAACACGATGTTTGTTCTGTTATGTTAATTCCATCATCAACTCACACAAGATATTTTCACAAATACATTTATAAAAAACCAAATGTGGAAATTAGATTTTTGGAGAAACCTGTTAAGGGTTTTAGATTTTTACACGATGGGGGTATTGAAGATGACCCAACAAAAATAGGATACATAAAACCACTAATGCTCTCAATTTTTAATAAAAAATAATATGATAGAACAACACTTATTTAATGGAGATAGTGCGGAGGTACTTAAAACACTCAAAGATGAATCAATAGATATGCTTGCGTGCGACCCCCCGTATGCCTTAAACTTTATGGGTAAAGATTGGGATAAAACACTACCACCAAAAGAGATTTGGCAAGAGTGTTATAGGGTATTAAAACCTGGTTCATTTATCGCTGTAATGAGTAGTCCTCGTAGTGATGTATTATATCGTATGATTAAGGACTTGGAAGATTCGGGGTTTGATATGTCGTTTAGTCCGTTGTATTTTACTTATCACACAGGGTTCCCAAAAGCATCAGACACAAGCAAGATGATTGATAAGAGAGCTAATGCTGAACGAGAGGTTTTAGGTAAAGCTAAAGGAGCAGGAACAACTGGTAATTCTTATGTTAGTAATAATACAGATTATATTGGTGGTGATACTGGTGTATTCAAGAGTGAGGTTGATATTACAGAACCAGCAACAGACCTGGCAAAGAAATACGAAGGAAGCAAATTAGGATTCCAACCTAAACCTGCTGTGGAACATATTATTATTGGTATGAAACCACACAAACAAAAAAGTTATATTGATAATGTATTAAACTTTGAGGCACTACCTGATAATATTAAAATGACTTATCCATTTCTACAAGTTCCTAAACCAGCAAAGAAGGAAAAAGATTTTGGAATGACCGGTGAAGAAAAGAAAAAACCACAACGAGACGAAGGACAAGAGAACTTTGATGTTCCATTTAAGAACAGACCGAATACAGCAAAGAATATTCACGCAACGGTTAAACCTATTAAACTTATGTCTTACATCATTACCTTATTCACAAGGGAAGGTGATTGGGTTATTGACCCCTTCCTAGGCAGCGGAACAACTGGTCTGGCCTCAAAGTTATTAAACAGAAACTTTATTGGAGTGGAAAGAGAAGAAGAATACTTTGATATTTGTAATGAAAGATTATCTGTTTCAAGAGAGGAACTAATAAAGTTTTTTAAGGATAAGAAATGAAATACTCAAAAGGTATAATGTGGTTAGATGATTGTAGGATTCCTTTTGTTGAAACTGACCCATTACAAAATGGAATAAGTGGTAGAGATAATGGTAAGATGGATACTAATAATCAAGGTTGGGGATTTAAGAGATTAGATAGAGAAGCAGGTTTAGGTAGATTCACTCCTAATTTACTGGTATGTGATGATATGTTAAATGATGGTAAAATATCTATAAGTGAAGGTGGTAAAACAACAAGGGATACAGCACATTTTGGAGGAGCAACATTTAAGATGGAAGGATATGGTGATAAAGGAACAAATAGTAGATACTACGACCTTGATAAATGGTTTGATAAAGTAATAGATGAGATACAGTAAAGGTATAATGTGGCTCGCAGATTGTAGGATTCCTTTTGAGGCAGACGATAAGTTTGATATTAGAAGGTATAAAGAATATCACGACACATTTAGTTCTTATGAAAATACTGGTTCGGCAGATGGTAAGTATGAGGTAAATGAACCAGACACAAAAGGTAGATTCACTCCTAATTTACTAGTATGTGATGATATGTTAAATGATGGTGTTATAACAAAACAAAGTAAGAGAACATATAAACCAACATCACATCAAGGTTCTTTATTTGGTAATAGTCCCCAAGCACACGGAGAAGGAATTGGTGATAGTGGTTCATCATCAAGGTATTATGATTTAGATAAATGGTTTGATAAAATAATTAAAGAATTATATTAAAATATATTTGTTAGATTAAAATATTATTCTTATCTTTGTAGGACACAAATAAAGAAATAGAACTTATGGCAAACAAAGAAATCACAACACAACAAAAACAATTTTTTAAGAATTGGGAATCTATTGTATATCACACCTATTTTGGTGGCACTTGTTATACAGAATGGAATAATGAACTAAACATAGTTCAAGTAAAACGAAATGTTCCACACTCTCATTTATGTATTGATATTAGTATTGGTATTAAAGGCAATAGTTTTTCTATTGATTTAGTTGATTTAAGTAAAACAGATTATCTGGAGTATTACTTAAAAGGGCGTGAGTTCCATAATACTTTCGAGCAAGGCGTTCAAGCCATAGATTATCTTTATGAATTGATTAAAGAATTATAATAAAATATATTTGTTTAATTAAAATATTCTTTTTATCTTTGGGGACACACTTAAAAAATAGAACTTATGACTACAATAGAACAAATGAAACAATCTCAATCTTATATTGGTAAGGGTTATACTAATACAACATTTATTATGGATAATTACAAGAAATCAACACTACCTCGTATGTTCTATGACTTGAAATTGACTGTTAAACAAATTGATAATAACAAAACAATTACCAAATATCTTAAAAGCGATACAGCAATTAAAGATGGTTTTTCTCAAGATGAATTATTTGAGATAATTTGGCAGTATCAAAATAAATTAGTATCTTTGTAGGACACAATTAAAAAATAGAAATAATGAAAACAATATTTATTGATTACCCGACAGATTTTTCTTTTAAGACAAAGAAAACATTTACTACTAATGAAGAAAGAACACAACATCTTAATCAGGTATTGCGTAAAAAAAAAGTTGAAAGTCCTTCACACGATTATAGTGATTATGTTGTTGAAGATATTACTTGGGTTTTTGCTGAAAGTGAGTTTTGGGTAATTGGTTCATAATAATTTGGTAGTATCAAAATAAATTAGTATCTTTGTAGGACACAATTAAAAAATAGAAATAATGAAAAAATCAAACGACCAAATCGCTCAAGATTACAAAAACAAAAAACGAGTATTTTTATCCAAATTAAAAAACTCTCCTTATTCTGATACACTAATTTCTATCTGGATGAAAACTTTTAATGATGATTCTATTTGTATTCAATTTATACAAGCAATTCAATTAACTAATTCTGAATGGAAACAATATAAAAAAGATGGTATGGTAATTGATGACTTTGTAGAGGCAGTTTATAATTCATATACAAATATACAAGATATACCACATAATCTCGCTATTACCATTTTAATTGGTTCTTGTAATGAAATTAGTAATACATTTATTGCGAACGAAGCATTAAAAAATATTAGCACTTATGTAAAAATGGCGTAAATAATTTTAGTAATATAGCATTAAAGAAAGAGAACAATTAGTTCTCTTTTTTTTTGACTATTAAAATAATTTTCTCTATTATTATTATGAACTTAAAAACTTATTATAATGGCAGAAAAAACAAAAGACGACATCATTACAGAACTAATAGATGTAGAATGGTTTGATACTTACTCAACAAGAGGTTTAACCTATGGTGAGATAAGAGATTTAGATTATCAAGCACAAGAATTAGAACGAATATCTTACGAACAAATGGCATATGAAGAGATGCTAGGTGATTGTAGATAATAAAATACCCCTAACTTAAAACATTAGGGGTTTTATTTTTTTAAGATATACTTATATTTATAGTTAAATCTGGGGGTATTGAAATGGAAGTAAGTGTATCAACATTATATTTAGACATAGATAAAGCAGTTAAAGAAAATAAGAGATATATTTTCTTGAGGGGTTCATCTCGTTCTGGTAAAACCTACCAGACAATATCTTACCTTGTTCTATACGCATTACAAAATCCACAGACAACAATAACAATCGTTAGAGATACATTAGTATCAATTCGTAATTCAGTTTTAATTGACTTTCAAGAGGTTATGAACCAAATGGGATTATACAGCCCCGACAAGTTTAATAAGTCAGAAGTGATTTATAGATTTGATAATGGTAGTATGGTTAGATTTTTAGGAGCCGATGATAATAGTGGTAAGCTTCGCGGAATGAAACAAGATATAGTTTTCATAAATGAAATCACATCAGTATCACAAGACGCATTCCTACAATTAGATATTAGAACAACAGGGTTTATGATATGTGATTATAACCCATCAGAACAAGATGACTGGTATGTTTATCAAATGGAAGAGAAAGATGAAGCACAACTAATCATATCAACTTATAAACAAAATCCTTTTTTAGAAAAGTCAGTTGTTAAAGCCATAGAGGACTTAAAAGATATTGACCCCGAACTATATGAGATATATGCTTTAGGAAAGAAGGTTAAACCAAGAGAAACAATATTTATGAATTGGAGTATTGTTAGTGAAGCACCACGATACTCAAAGATGTTAGGTATTGGATTGGACTGGGGTTATTCCTCTGACCCTTGTGCTTGTGTGTTAGTATTGATAAACGAGCCAGATAATATCCTTTATGTTAAAGAATTGTTTTACGAACAGGGACTTACCACAGATGATATTGCCTACAAGTTAGACGACACAGGAGTACAAAAGTCATTTGATTTAATATGTGATAGTTCAGAACCCCGAATGATAGATGAGTTAAAGAAACGAAAGTGGAATAAAGCACGAGGGGTAAAGAAAGAAGCGGGGTCAGTATTATTTGGTATAACAGAGTTAAAGAAATATAAGATACAAATTGACGCAACATCAACTAATCTTATAGATGAGATGAAAAACTACAAATGGTTCAAGGACAGAAGTGGTAGGATTACATCAAAGACGGCAGGACAAGACCACTTAATAGATAGTATGAGATATGTGGTAATGGAGATGAGTAATAAATCAAAGACGAAATATTCGTTTATGTAAAATGTATAGATATGAAAGTAGTATTAGATAAGAAAGAATACCTGGTTAAAAGTTTAACCATAGAACAATATGAACTCTTACAGACAAATAAGGAGTTAAAAGATTATGAACTAATCCATCTATTAACAGGAGCACCGGTAGATGAAATAAAGTCAGCCCCGTTTAGTGATGTAAAGTTTGTATCAAAGATGTTGATGTCTGATTGGGCAGCACAAGATGATATAGAACCATTACATCAAGTAGTAGTTTTTAACGAAAAGAAATATGGTTTAATTATCCCCTCAAAGATTTCTTATGAGGAGTGGATTAACTTGGAAGTATTTATGGCAGAGAAGCCGTTGAACCTTGTTAAACTGGCAACACATTTATACAAACCAATTACGAGTAATAAGTATGGGGATAATAGAGAATTGATTTCTTATTCTTTAGATGAGTGTGCTTCAAGAGAACACGAGTTTAGAAAGTTCCCTGTTAAATCTGTCTTATCAGCCCTTTTTTTTTTAGCAGTTTTCGGCGAGAAACTTATGGAAACTATACTATCATCTATGGAGAACAAGACGAACGAGATGAAGCAAGAGATAGAGAAAAAGAAAAAAGCACTCCTCAAGAAGTAATACAATCTGTAGTGGATTTCTATTATCAATCCCTTATGTTGTGCGCTCAAGACAATATCTTAAATATTGGTAGTGTCTTAAAATTAGAGTTGAACGAGGTGTTGGGGTATTTATCGTATAGGATTGATAAGTCAAATAAAGAAAAACAACAATCAAACAAAAAGTAATAATGACCTACATAGACATTATAAAAATATTCAAGGTATTCGCATCACAACACCCGATGCTACGAACTTTTTCTTGGGGTAATTTATCGGATTATTCAAGAGACACATATATCACAGAGTATCCTGCGATACACTTTGTTCCCCAACCATCAACAATAGATAATACATTAACATCATATAATTTTACTTGTTTAATTTACGACAAGTTAAATGAATATACGGGTGAGCCAGAGTTGAGTAATCAATTAGATAGTTTGTCTTTAACTCAACAAATCTTAAATGACTTTATTGATACATTTATCAATCAACTTACTCAATATGGTTTTTACTTACAAATGCCAGTTCAATACGCACCCTTTAACGATAGGTTCAAGGAAAGTGTTGTAGGTATTGAGGCAACAATTACAATTCAAGTAGAACAGACATCTTGTATTCCCCCTTATATTGAGGACGCATTTTATTTGTTATACGAAAATGGGGACATTATAAACAACGAAAGTTATGAGCCTGTAATATATCAACAGATGCCGTTAGTTGTTCCACCAGGCAATCTTAAAATAAGTGAATTACCCCTTTATACTGGCGACACAACAGGGGCTTATTTCATTATGAATAATTCAGGTGAGACAATAACTTATAAGGTATTACGAGAAGATGTTATTGGAGCATCAGGTAGTTCAGGAACAAGTGGTTCATCAGGTACGAGTGGGGTAAATGGTTCTTCAGGAACATCTGGTTCATCAGGAACAAGTGGAAGTAGTGGAACATCAGGTAGTGCTGGTTCTTCAGGAACAAGTGGTAGTTCAGGAACTAGTGGAACATCAGGAACAGATGGTAGTTCGGGGACTAGTGGTATTAGTGGTTCATCAGGTAGTGCGGGGTCTTCAGGAACAAGTGGTAGTTCAGGAACTAGTGGGGTAGATGGTTCATCAGGTAGTTCAGGAACATCTGGTATTGGAATATCAGGGTCTTCGGGAACAAGTGGTTCTTCAGGAACTAGCGGTATAAATGGTGTATCTTCAAGTGTCTTTTATTATGAAGCAAAGGACAACGCACAATCAGGTAATCCTGGCAACGGACATATTCTTTGGAATAATATTACGATGACCGCATCAACCGAAATCAACATCAACCATCTTACAGACACGCCAATAACAGATATAGATATATTCTTGGCTTTATTACAAGTAGGACAACAGATTACAATTCAAGACCAAAACGATAGTGCGAATTATCAAGTATGGAATATAACAGGTGCGACAACACAAATAGTAGGAGCAAGTAATTATTGGGAAGTCCCCGTATCTTTGGTAAGTGCTGGTGGTAATCCACAATTCTCAAATAATCATAAGATAATTTTAGCAACACTTGGAGCAAGCGGAACATCAGGAACTAGTGGTTCATCAGGGACATCTGGTATAGATGGGGCAACACCTATTAGAGTTCCAAATCAAACTCTATATTATACAGGTTTTACTTATAATAGTGGAACAACTTATTATGATTATGTATATTCACACACAGGTATTACCACATCATCGTTGGTAGATTTTACCCCATATAATAATTCTGTTTATACTGCTCTTACATCAAGAGTTCAACCATATAATTCTGTGGCTTTAGGCACATCAACATTTAATTCTCAATACGCACCTAGTAATGATATGACTGGTGATATTGTTATTTTTAACACAACATTATAATATGGCTTTTAATATTCCAAATCAAACATCTTATATTAAACAAAGACCGGTTAGTCCTGCTACTGCTTGGACGAGACAACCTGATTGGATTACCATAACCGATACTCCTGGTGAGGTTCAATTCCTCACAAGTAATTTGGTTGGTTCGGCATATACAATCACAACAACTTTTACAAGAACATTAGGAACACAAAACATTTATATTGATTGGGGTGATGGAACAATAGATACGATTTCAACAATAGCAGCAACTGAAACATCACACACATATACAACACCAGGAACACCTTGTTCTTTGGGATATGATACATATAAAGTTAGAGTTTATGGTGATGCTGGAACAAGAATAACTCGTAGTCAATTAGGTCATATATCATCATTAGCTATACCTTGTGGTATATTAGAAGCATATTATGGTGATGATACAATCATTACCGCAATCAATTTATTTAGTAATAATTTTTCGGGTTCTGTTGCGAGATTTCCAATATTAGAATATGTTAAATTACCATCTGTAATGTTTGGTGGTGGAGCAAATACTTTTAATATATCATTTATGCTTTGTTATTCTTTAGCAAAAGTAGTAATGCCTATATCTTGTTCTGATGCGACAGATTTATACAGAACATTTTACGGCTGTTATAATTTAGAAGAAATAATTTTTCCACAAGATGCGGTATTATTATCTAGATGGGAGGAAACTTTTGATTCTTGTTTTGTTTTAAGAAGTGTTATTTTACCACCAACATTAAATAACGCTTATACTTTCGGATTAGCATTTAATGGTTGTAGAAACTTAACATCAATTATTTTACCACCATTACCTTTATGTACTACTTATACTTCAGCATTCCAAAGTTGTAATAGTTTAATCACTATAGAAATACCATCATTTACATCAGGGGCAACAACAATAAACGCAAGTAATATGTTTAATAATTGTAGTTCTTTGGAATATATTAAGATGCCTACAAGTGTAGTAGATGGAAGTGTATTTAACACAAGTAATATGTTTAGTACTTGTGGTAATCTTAAATCAATTATACTTCCAAATAATTTTAGGAGTAATTTTGCTCCAGCTATGTTCCAAAATTGTTATTCATTATCTACAGTTGTGGGGTTAAATATTGATATGCCAGGATTAGCAAATATGAATACTATGTTTAGTGGTTGTTTTGCTCTACAAGAAATAGAATTACCAACATCAGTATATCCAACTGTATCTATGGCTAATACTTTTACTAACTGTAATTCTATATCAAAAATAACTATTCCATCAACATATAATATTACAACTTTAGCATCAGCATTTAATGCGTGTCGTACCTTAAACGAACTAATATTACCAAATAACGCACAAAATAGTTTAACAAGTATGAATAGTATGTGTAATTTTTGTTCCAACTTAAAATCTGTTGTAATGCCAACATCATTAAATGCTTGTACCTCTTTAACAGGAGTATTTGCTAATTGCTCGGCTTTACAATCCGTAATATTTCCATCAACTATGAACGCTTGTACTGATGCTTCACAGGTTTTTAATGGTTGTTATAATTTGGAATCATTTGTATTTCCAACATCTATGTCTTCCAATACAGCATTTTTCTTAACATTTAACGCTTGTGTTAAACTACAATCTATAACATTACCAGCAACAACAGGAAATATTACCAATTATAATTCAGTATTTAGAGATTGTTATTCTTTAGAAACATTAACATTACCAACATCACCACAATCAACGGCTCTTACAACATTAAACTTGGCATTCTCAAATACATATAAACTTAAAACAATAAATAATGTTGATAAGTTAGGTAATCCATCAACCTCTTCAACCATATATGTTGATGGAACAGGATTACTTTATCAAAATCAAGTATTAACATCATTAGATTTTTATACCAAGTTTAGTAAGTTTGAGGCTTATGGTAATAGTGCTAGTCCATTATTATACTCAAAACTTAATTCATTAAGATTAAGAAATAACGGAGCGGGACAATACGCAGGAACATCACCACAAATCAATATTTCTTATACAGATTTAGGACAGGCAGCACTCGTTCAAGTATTCAACGACTTACCTACAATTACTTCCAAGACAATAAACATTACCGGAGCAACCGGAGCAGCAGCACTTACCGCACCTGAACGAGCAATCGCAACAGGTAAAGGTTGGACTATTATAGGATAATATGATATACAAATTATTTATAGAAGAGGGTGATTATTTAGACATCACAACCAAAGAACCTCGTAATATGTTAGAGGGAGAAATTGCTTACACACCAGAGGGTATAAACTTTGGCTGGGACGAGTTTAATTCCAAAGAGGACGCTATGTCCCATTACAACATAGAAGTTAAACCAGAGGAAGATATAGAAGAATAATGGAAGAAGAGTTATTAAATCTTATTGGAAAGTTTCTTGTTGAGAAAATCAAAGAAAGGATTTTAACTCCTACTGCTAGATACACAAAAACGGGGGCACCAAAAACCCCACCAAGATATAACTTTAGTTCCAACGAAAGAAGTGGAACTTTATACAATAGTGTTGAGTATGTAATAAGAGATGGGGAGATAGATATTTTGATGGTAGATTATGGTGTTGATTTCGTATTTGGTGGTGGCTCAAAACCAAAAAGACCATTACCAGTAGCAACAACAAAAGGACAACTTACAGAGTGGGTTGTTAAAAAATTAAATATAGCAAAACCAAAAGCAACAGGTATAGCCTTTGCCATATCAAAGAACTTATCAAAGGTGGGTTATAAAGGTTATAACTTATTTACAGATGATTTCCAAAACGATACAGCAGATTACATAGAGGAATTATTAGAACAGCCACAATATCAAGAATTAGTATTAGGAGATATTTTTGATAGAATAAATATATTTGGCAATAAGACATATAAATTAGCAATAGGATAATGATTACATTTTTATCACAACCAGAAACAATACAACCAGTTTATAGTAATTTGGTGTTTCAGTTCCAATCAACAGCAGCAACTGACCCATCATATTATCGTTATAGATATGTTGTTGATGTTTATACTCAAGACGGACAAATAGCCCAACTTAAAATAACACCTTCAACTGAAGGGTGGGGACAAGTAGATTTATCCCCAATCTTGATGAACTATACTGCGACCGCTCCCGTGAATATCGGTTGTTCGGGTGAGACACCAATACACGAAATAGCGTGGGGTTATATTAAAGATAATCAAATCGTTTATAATGTTATGATTGGTGAGGAATATGCCACATCAATTACCGGTATTGTTGAGGTTTATACTGGTTATGGAAATGTTGGATTTCCAGCAGTTCCATCTGATACTTGTTATGCCACTAATGGTGTGAAGGAGTGGTTTAATGGAAAGAGTTATAACTTTGAGCCATATTATTTAACTGGTTCAACAGGAGTATTCCCACAACTTACCAGTAGATTTTTAACCAACTCTCCAAGAACAAGATATATTCGTGAAGGGGATTATGCTGTAATGGCTGCGTTAAATTGGTATGATGCCACGACTGACTTGCCAGCAAGACAAATCTATTCTTCTTTATTTAGTTTTTATGATATTAGTAATAACTTAATTTCAACAGGTAGAACTTATAATGTTGAATCGTTATGTGGAACAAGACCTTTCTGTAATTACTATGATAGGTTTTGGGATTTACCTACAAATTGGGCTGAAGAACAAGTTGTTTATATAGGTGTTGGAACACCTAACTTGGCAGCACACGGAATCAATTATCCATCAAATACAAAATACTATTCGGTTCAACTTGAGGCGACATCATCACAACCAACCCCACCTGAACCAGAGATAGATACTTTCTCTGGTTGTTCTTGTAATTCATATTCAGGATTTAATGATGGTGGTGAAGTATATTTAACTTATTTAGATTGTGAAACTGGTATAGTAGAAACTTTATTTGTTGATGCTGATACTCCTGTTTCATTTTGTGCTTGCCAGAACACTATTAGATTTACAAGTGGGGTAATGTCTTTTGATAATATGGGTGCTTGTCCTTTACCAACTTGTATTACTTATGAACTTTATAATAACGGACACGACCCCGAGTTTTTTTATGATGATTGTAATGGTGTAGCACAAGTAGGTTATTTACCTGATGAAGAAACAATAGTATTATGTGCGGCACAAGATACAATAGATAGTGATGCTTTTTCTATTACTACACTTGGGGCTTGTCCTTTACCTGATGTTATTGAGTGTGCGACTTATTTAGTTGAATCTACATCGTTCGGAGCAAGAGACATTACTTATACTGGATGTTGTAATGAAGAAATATCTTTTAGAGCATCACCATTTACACTTTATACATTATGTGCGAAAGTTCCATTTCCAACAACTTATAGTAGTTTAGTTGTTGTTAGTGCTTCTACTTGTACTCCTGACCCGTGCCCTGAACCTCCATCTCCAACCCCTCCTTCACCTGAAGTATTTGCGTGGGGAGCAGCACTTCAAGCAACTAATCTTTGTGATGGTTCTACGATGTTTTTTAGATACACAGGAGACACGATAGATGTGGGACAATACATCAACTACGAAAATACAGCATATTTGATTACAGGGGTCGGTGGAGCAGCATTTATTGATGTTGTATTACCTTATGTATTTAACACAGAAGAGGAAGCCTTGGCAGCGTTCCCTTGTCCTATTTACACATCGGGAAGTTGTTTATCAACTACAATTATATCAGAACCCTTTTATTATTATGTTGATGATATATGTTCGGCAGGTGATAGAGTAATATTCTTTGTGAATAAAATGGGGACTTGGGATAGTTATAACTTTAGAGCAAAAGAGGATAGTGGTTATAGTGTGAATAAACAAGTTTATCAAGCAGCACCAACATTATACGCTCAAGGTTGGGATAGTAGTAGTTATTCAGGTTGGAACTCACAACGAAGAGTATGGAATCAACAGGTAATAAAATCAGGAATATTATACACAGATTTTATGCCTCAAGCAGAGAGTATATGGTTGTCGGACGAGTTGTTCCAATCCCCATCTGTTTATATGGTAAATGATGATGGAATACTTGAACCTATTGTAATTACAAATACAGAGGTTGCTGTTCCAAATTATCAAATCAACTCAAACAAATATCAAATCCAAATTGAATATCAATCAGGATATAATACGATTAGACAAAATCACGAATAAGATATGGTAGAATTATGGTTAAAATCAAATGTTAGTGGGGATTGGGTTGCGTTAGATATTGGTAATGATGTAGCAATATCTATTACCAAATCTTTTGAGGAGGTAGAGGACTTTACAACAAGAAAATCAACTTACTCAAAGACATTTACAATCCCTCAAACTTTAATCAATAATAACTTTTTCTCATCAACTTATTTGGTAAATGCTTCTGGCTTTGCTGCTGATGTTGTTGTCCCCGCTGTTGTAAAGTATGGCGGTGCTGATGTGTTTAATGGTGAGATAAGATTAAATAGAATAGTCAATTCGTTAGAGGGTGGGTATTATGAAATATTCTTAACACAATCATTACCGGATTTTACACAACTAATTCAAGATGTAAAACTTGTTGAGTTAGATTATTCAGGACTTACACACACATTAGATTATGATACTATTGTTTCAACTTGGTCTTATTCAGGGGGAAACTATAATGACTATGCCGGTATTACCGGAAAGATAGTTTATCCATTAGGATTTTATGGTTATGATAGTACCAAGTATTATTCTTTATTTGATTTAAGTAATTCAGGTTTTACAAATAGTGCGTCTGCTCTTGCCGTAAATCAATTTGCGCCGTGGGTGAATGTAAAATATCTTGTTGATAGTATATTCACAAGGTCAGGATTTAACTATGATAGTAGTTTTTTTGATAGTGAATATTTCAAGGGTATATTCACAATAGCAAAAACAAACGATACACAAGGAGCACAGATTGCTTCAGGTTCATCAACTAATCAAAATGTTTTTAGAGCGAGTGATAGTAGAGCATGGCTTGATATACCTGGTGGAAACTTTAATACCAATTACTACTATGGTTTCATTTTTAGAAATGTTGATAATAACCCATTAGCAATATTCTCACCATCAACAAGAACCCCACCAAGAAATACCAATAATGTTGTAGGTAGGGGACACTTCTTTACGACAGCAGTTTCTGGTGAGTATAAGTTTAAGTATGGTTATAATATCAAACCCAGTAATGGTATATTCTTTACAGCACTTAATATAGCAATTAAAGATGTTGATGATGGAACAATTTATAGACAGGTTCAAGGTATTATCTTATTAGCCGGTGCGAATAACATTATGAACGATGCCTACCTAACGGCAACAATACCGGCAGGAAGACGAGTAGCATTATTTTATTCAAGACAAAATACAGCAGGTAATCCATATGCCGATTTAATCTTTTATAGTGCTTATTGGGAATTATGGCAATCACCACCATTATCGTTCGGGGGTGATGTATTATTACAGGATAATTTACCAAAAGAGGTGTCCTGTTTAGATTTTTTCAAGGGTATAATATCTATGTTTAATTTAGTTGTTGTTCCTAATGGTGAAAAATCATTTTTAATTGAAAGATGGTCGGACTATTTCTCATCGGGAACAACGAGGGACTGGTCGCAGAAAATAGATTTATCAAGTGAATATAGTTTATCCCCAACCAATATATTAAAGAAGGAGTATATTATTTCTTTTGCCAATTCAACAGATAGATTATCTCAAGTCAATCAACAGAATAGGAATCAACAATTCGGGACATATCGTTATTTATCAAAAGCACCATTTCATAGTGGGACTGTGAATATAGAAATACCATTTCAACCATTACCAATATCCACATTTGATAATGAAACAAAGAGTAATGTTTTAGTTCCACATTTATACACTTGGAATGCCGGTGGTGGTACTGACCCTAATACTTACACTCCACTTGGAAGTGATTTAAGATTGGGGTTCTATAATGGTTTAATGGAGGTAGAGTTTTACCAAAGTCCCGAGTTCAACCAAATCTATATTTTATCTGGTTTAACATCTGTGGCACACACAACATATCCATCAATATCACATTTGTCGGCTTATGAATATTTCCCATCAACATTTAGCGACTTAAACATCGGTAATCAGTATGACTTCTGGCAAGCACCAAATGATACTTACCAAGGCTTTACTGTAAATGATGTATGGAATAATTGTTGGGCTGACCGAATTGACCCCTTGTATGCTGATGATGTTAAAATCCTAACAGGTAATTTTCAACTTACCCCAACGGAAATAAACAATATTCAGTTTAACGATAAGATATACTTTTTAGGAGCGTGGTGGAGATTACTACAGATGAGCGACGCAGATATAACAGATTTATCTATCGTGTCTTGTACCTTCTTAAAACTACCTTATTTCACATCTACGGCACCACTAATACCACCAAC